ATTTTAAAAACCCGAAGTTTCCGTCCAGTGTCAATGGCATCCGGCAAATCTCGATTGGGGAATTCATAAGTCGGACCACGGCGACCGCCAACACGGGAACGTTTAGGCACGTCAAAGGTCACGCCGCGGAAACTGGCCGCACGAATTCGATCATGCCACGTCATGAAAAACCTCGAATATTAGAATAAAAATGAAACGCCCAGAGCAAACGGGCAGCCCGGCAATCAGGCAGGGAAAAAGAATTTCAACATCAACAGACCGAAAACAATGATCATGGCGATGGTGCCGATGGTATCAAATATTGATTTAAACATTTTTTGCTCGTTCAGGGTTCAAAATTGTTTAATTTATCCTGGGAGGCGGCCTTGCCATACCTTGATTTCAATGATTTTTTCCTTTGCCGGATCGTAGATGCAATTATAGATCACATTCGCCCAGGCGCCAAACCCATTTTGAAATTTTAGTTTGTCGCCAATGTAGATCACCAGCCCTTTTTCCTTGTCATACCAGCGGTAACGGTCAAATTTGGTTTCAGCCCAGCTATCGGTCCATTCAAAAGAATATCTGGATCGTCGTTCGATTTGCGGGCGGCACTGTGACGTCGCTTCGATCAGGGTGGTTTCCGCATAACAGACAAGATCAGGGCGGCATTTGGCTTGTTTTTCCTGTTCTGCCTTGGCTTTTTTAGCAGCGGCCAATTCAGCCAGCTTTATTTTTTCCTGTTCAGCCTGGGCTTTTTTCTCTTTATCCAATTTCAAGGCTTCCAGCTTGGCCTGTTTTTTCCTTTCATCGGCAGCCCGTGCCATTTCAATTCGTTTTATTTTCCTCGCCGACAGAATGGCGTCATATTGTTTTTTTGTTGTCGCCCCGGCTTCTTTAGCCGCGGCATATTCACGGGCATCTACAAAACCTTTTTCTACAGCCACCTGATCTTTTTGCCACGAACCCAGGTTATATAAAAAAACCAACACAACAAACGACGAAATCATAGTCCGAAGCGACCATTTTTTTGCCCGTAATGGCGGTCTGTCCGGATTTTTTCTTTTTCGTATTTTTCCGATTATCAGTGATACAATAAAAACCGGCACAGACAACAGCAAAGCCAACAGCGAAAATGCGACGCCCCAGGATATAATAAATTCAAGCATTTTTAATTTCGCCCCCACCAATACAGTTATTGGGCGAATGTTAACTTTAAATAATATCACGCGTCAAGCGTGTCATGATTTTAGCACATTCATCGGCGCAGGCCACGGCTGACGCTACCCAGCGTGATCGGGGCACCGATGATTTCACCGTGTTCGGATAAATGTTCAAGCGCGCCCGAGCGCCGGGCGCCGCGTTTATCGGTTTTAAGGGCATCAATCATGGCATCGACGAAGTTTTTTCGTAAATGTTTATCACTGATACGTACCGCTGTTTCTTCAAATTTCCAGCGCGGATCAATGCGGATACTTTTTTCCAAACGGTAAAGCATGACAATCGGCAACCGTTTGGCTTGAAAGCGGCGGCGGAATATCGCCTGTTTGCCGTTTTTCATAGTCACCAAAAATGGTTTGATCGATTTCAGTTTTCCCTTGCCCCTTTTTTTACGGCGCGGGGTTTTTAATTTTGCCCGTTCGATCTGTCGCATGATGGTGGCGGGCTTGGCCCCGGCACGCATCCCGGCCAACGTGCCACCGCGACGGACGGCATTTGTGGGCACAAAAATGGCAGGCAATTTACCGGGACGACGGATGCCGCCGGTTTCCTGATCCCTTAAAAACCAATCCTTGCTGCCGACATGAGCGACAAGACGGTTTTTTGTCGCTGGCATACGGCGGATACCCAACACGGTGCGCCCGTTGCGCAACAAAAACCGGTCGGGCATTTGCCGGATGACTTCTTTGCGGGCAATTTCCGCCGTTTGGTTGAGTGCAAAAGACAAAGCATAAGGAATATGTTTAACCTCGATATCGTTTAATAAGCCGATGATATCATCAAGATTGCTGTCAAGATCGATCGATAACATATTTATGATCCTGCCAAACCGCGGCCGACGTCCATTTCCGTTTCCAGCGCAAACGGATTGGGACCGGTTTGGGTGGTCTGGGTGCGCAGACCCGGCGGCGCGTTTTCAAAACGCACGGTGACCTGATTTTTACCACCCGAAGCCAGGGCTTGTGATTGAGGTGGCACCAACGTTGTAGCCGGTGCGGGTGCAAGTTTCGAGTTTGCCCCACCTGCAAAGGCCGTGGTCATGAAACCGGAACCGGCATCAACAATTTTTTTAGAGGCCTGAACAGATGGCAAACCGGCAAAATCAGACAGGCCGCCATTGCGTTCAGCCAGTGCTTTATCAGAAAAGCCGAGTTTGGTCTGAATAAAATCCGGTAACAGAGCAATGATTCCTTTGACCTGATCACGGATCGGGTTAAAAATATTCCATCCCAAAAACCAGTCTTTCAAGTCAATAAAGAAATCTTTAACCGCGCCCCAATTATCAATAATCAGAAAAGCCAATGTCGTCAAACCAAGCGCAATAGCACCGATAGGGTTGGTGACAATAGCCAGCTTGAGGGCTTGAAAAATTCCAACGCCGATGCGGACATTTTTAAAAAGCGAGACAAACAGGCCAATAGTCGAGGCCGCGGCCATGCCTGCCAGCCGAAGACCAGTGACCCCCGTGACCACACCCAACTGCACAATACTGGTGATCACACTACCGATCGCCAAAAGCATTTGCGCATTTAAAATACCAACCACAACCAACAAAAAATTTCCCCAGCCGCCAACGGCGTCTTTGGCCCGCACCGTCCAGTCAAAAAACGATTTGATGTCGAAGGCGATTTCCGCCCAATTTATGCTTTTCAGCCAGACAACCACAGATTTGACCGCATCACCGATTTTTTGTGCAATAAATTTTTCATTGAGCCGGATCAAATCGGCGATGGCCTTGATGTAAGGTTGAAGCATGGGCATCAAATTTTTACCGATCGCCGTTGATAGATCGGATATGGCCGCCGTCATATTACGCCAGGTGTTTTCAAAACTGTCCGACGTACGGGCCGCATCGCCCTGGGCATCGGTTGTCGAGCGTAAAATAATATTCAAACGCGCCATCACTTTTTGTTGTTCGGTGGCGGCTTTGATCCCGCCCGACACGCCTAAATTCATCAATTCCTGTTTCAGGCTGGCCTGGGTAATCACGATGCCGAATTTGCGCACGGCTTCGTGGTTTCCGACCATGGCCGATGTCATAGACTCGACAGCTTCGGCAACCGGGATATTTTTGAAACTGGATAAATCGACAGCAAGTTTGGTCATGGTTTTGGATAATTTTGCGCCCTGATCGCGGGCGAAACCGAGCGGCACAAAAGTGTCTTGAAATTGTGCCATGTAACCCATCAGATCAAACCGGGAACGGCCCAGAATTTCCGCCTGATTGTTGGCCCAGTCTTCAGCGCCTTTTGACGATTTTTTAAACACGGCTTCGAACATCGATGATTGTTCTTCGACCGCGCTGGCTTGCCTAACCGATGCGGCAAGGCCTGCGAAAATACCGCCCGCCGCAATCGATCCAAAAGCAAATAATTTTCGCACCCCGCCCATTGTCCGCCCCAGTTGGGCATTGAAATTTTTAAGACTGCCCCCCAAGGCACGGAACCGGTCACCCAACCGTTGAAAGCGCAAAACACGCGCCGTCAACGCCGCCTGACCCCGGAGTTTTTTCAATTGCGAGCCAATGGCCCGCATGGGTGCGGTGGCTTTGTTAATAGCGCTGAAGGCCATAGCAACTGAAAATGTTTTTGCCATGATAAATTATTCTCCAGTTTTTTGTTGTTCACGGTTCCAGTTTGATGTTGCATCCAACGCAAACAAAAATTCCGTGACCGTCATATTTAAAACATCTTTTGGCAACCAGCCATGCTGACACATCAGTTTTCCGGAGAGGTCGTGCCAGTTGGTTGGGAGTCGTCCAAAAAATCCTTGGCCCACTCCATCACCACGGTCATGTTACGGGCTGACATATTCATGAATTTATTGTGCGGGATGGTCAGGCAACAGCGCGCGGCCACATCCATAATTTGCCCACATTCAAGATCAGACAATTTCATTTTTGAAAAATCTTTGAGAGTGGGTTCACGCATTTCCAAAGTTGAAATTGTTTGATCCGTTTCAACACCGTTTTCTTTGCTGGTGATCATGACCGGGGCGCGCAGGATGACTGTTTTAATTTCCATTTTAACGCACCTCTTTGCCGGTGATACCTTCGTAACGAACTGTGATTTTTGATGCGTCCGGTTCAATTTTACCGACCAATCCGGCACCGGATAAAGTCACCGTGCGGTCACGAAGGCGCAACAAAACAATTTCATTTCTAACCCGCAGATCGGAAGAATCCTGGGTTTCATCCAGCAACACCGTGCATTCGATGTAGGCGGCGGATCCTTTTTCTGTATCGCCGACTTTACCGGCGGCGCCCAAAATGCTTTCGCTTTCGATTGAATCAACAGAATATTTTGCACCATCGCTTTCAATGTTGTAATCAACACCGCCGACGGTCAGGCCCAAGGCCCCAGCTTTTACAGCCATTTGAGAACTCCTTCAATAAATTTTGAAATGATTTTATATTATGCGGACTGGCTATCCGGCCAGGCGAGGCTGAATGCAATTTGCGCGGCAAACACAATCAACGGATTTGCCAAATCCGGGGTATATTTGACATTCAGGCGCGTGGCATCACCACCGCTTGCGGAATCGCGCGACACAATCAGGCGTTTTTCAAATTCATCAATATTTTCAACCAGACCCAACGGCATTAACCGATCGGCATAATGGGCAACCATGGTCGCCTTGGCTTTGGCCGGTGTGCAATAAGGAATGCCCGCGCCCACAGGTGTGCCATCATCGACCAGAATAGAACGGGTCAGGATGTAGGTGTTTTCAATAATAAAACGCAATTCACGGACGATACGGGTGATCGTCGCCGGGGTGGTGACATCAAGAAAGCTGTTGTCCGGTTGCCCGTAGGCGTTTTTTTGATAGGTTGTAATGGCGCGGTCAATGACAACGCCGCCATCCGATGTCGGCAAGAGGGTTGAAATCCCGGCATAAAGCAACGCCTGACGATCAGACCATGTAAAAGCGCTTTGTTTTGGGGGTGCCATTTCCCCGACCAGTTTAAGTGTGTGCAACGGGCGCCCCGGATGATTGGTCAAGGCTCTTGAAGCTTGAGCGGTAAAATTAACCGCTGTTTTCCAATCCGGGAGAGGAAAATCAAACTTACCACAAATACTGACGTATTTTCCGTTGCGGTTTTGACCGTATGTGACCAGTTCGGAAAGAGTGCCGGATTTTGCGGTAAAAACTTCGCCGTTAAGTTGACGCGTTGGCCCCCATCGGCTGGACATTTCCCCGTCCCAGTCATCAAGAGAGGCATCGTCGGTATAAGCAACAGCAATGAAATCATATTCACTGTCGCCCATAGCCGTAATCGCCGGGGTCTGATCCGGGTTACCGGCGCCGCCTGCCAAAGAACCATCACCGGGGATTGTTATTGTCAAACCCGCAGGCGTTGTTTCACCGGCGTCCGTGCCCCTGAAATTCAATTGCAGGCGCAAGCTGTTGGCGGCTTCGCCTTTGTGGCGGGCGGTGACGGTAACCACGCCCAGCGCGCTTGTCGCCGTGACCATTAAATCTGCGTTGGCGTTGATGGCCGCCGCGATTGATGCGGCAACGACGGTTTCATTGTCACCAATGGCAACAGCCGCCTGAACACGCACCCCACCGATATAAAGTTGAACAATGCCCGCGGCCGTTGCCGTGCCGACCACGGTGACGTCAAGGGTGGCGGCGACCCCGGCTGGATTATCATCCAGGGCAATGACGTAAAGCGTTGAAGTTGGATTGCCTTTTCTGAAATTCAGGACCATGTCGGCGGCCATCGAGCCTTGTCCGAAAAAGGTACGCGCACCGTCGCCGTTACCGGGGATCAGTTGCGGGATGCCTGCCAGAACAGTGCCGCTTGGCAAACGTTGTCCGACGATCAAAACCGGTGAATTAATCTGGAACGATCCGGCACCGGAGCCGTCAATTTCGGCCATAAAACCGGATGGTCGCCCGTTTGCCGGGATTTCGTTAAAAGCTTCGGAAGGCATTAAATCAGCCATGACTGGGTCTCCTGTCAAATAATTTCAAAATATAAAAACGCATTCAGGCCGCGGATGAATTTTCAAAGGCATATCCGCATTCGGCTTCGGTGACGTCATAGCCAAGTTTTTGACTGACAACTTTTTCCTTGGGCGGACCGGCCTTGGTAAAATCGGATTTGTTTAAAGTCGGCATCAAATTTTGGATATCTTTGATGATCTGATCATCACCGGGACGGGCGGATGATTTGCCGGGGTGTTTTTCATCCGGGTCATCGACCAAAACAAGATCGCCCATCACGCCACCGGCGACACCCATAGGCGGTGGCGGCAACAAACGAAGGATGCCCGGGATTTTCAAATCCGCCGGGGGCAAATCAAAGACCCCGTCCGGGAAAGGTTTTCCGGTAACAGGATGAAGAACAACAAGCGGGCGCAAACCCAGTTTGTGGTTTGGGTTTTTCATGACAAACATGATGGTTTCCTTTGTAATTTATGGTGCAGTCAAAATTTGGCTCAGTTCCGGATCAAGCGTTTGATCGGTTTGGTCCGGATTGTTGACGTCGATAGCGACGGTTAACAAATCATCGGCATTGGCGATGACATATTCATCCGGATCGGCGACGCGACAGGTCATTTCAATAACTTCGCCGACAAAAGGTTTGTGGGCCTTGTCTTCGAGGTATTGCTG